AATAGTCTTGCCATTTACTTTGCTCCTCTAAGACAGGTACGCTGTCCCTGAGAATGGTTGAGCCATTGTCAGTGTTAAAGTGTTAACATTATTATACTCTATACCAGTTTCTAATATGTCGCCGCCACTGGTTTTTACCGTCACATTTGGATAAAATTCTAATTTATGGTTGATTGGGACTGAATATACTGGGCCAGTCTGACCGTTAAAAAATGCCATTTCCCAGGTATACGTAAAGGCAACCTCAGTGTTGAGAAGATAGTTGGTTGCTCCAACCCAAGTAAGGTCGGTTGGTTTTGGGCCATAAAATCTTGTTGTAGACTTATCATAATAAAAGTCTCCCTCTAGGCCTAGATTTTCTGCTGGAACCCCATTGCCATTCAGGATTGTTTTTCCTCTAGGGCCTTGTGGTCCAGGACTTGCAACTATAACATCATTTATTACTTCGGTTACTATTACCTTTGGAATAGTGTCATTATTAATTATTGGCATTAGATTGTGACCGATCTATTTAACGTTAGAAATCCCTCTAGCAATTTTACTTTATTGCCATTAGAATCTACCAACATTAAATCATAAGAAGATTTTGGATAGAATAATTTGTTAGTTTGAGTAGGGGTCATCTTAATAGTTATCTTGCCAAGTGTTGGGTCTATTGTAATCCCGCCAGTACTTGGTGATGTAAGAGTAAATGCTAGCTTGCTACCACCTTTGGTATCACGAACCTGTAATTTTGCGGTTGCACCGACAAGCGAAATCGGAAGATCGTTTGGATCTTTATATTCTACGATAAAAGAGAATGTAGTGTTTTGATCTACTTCCCAGTTTTTTTGTCCTGCCATTTTCTAAACTCTCCTAATAGGAAAACTCCTATGCCAATTTTAGCATAGGAGCGTTCCTAATTGATTGTTAGAATTACTTCTTGGTAAACCCAAAACTGGTTTCGTTAGGGTTGAGTGCCTTCAATATAACTGGCAGACATGCTGCAATACCACCCTTAATTAAATCTCCTGGGTCAGTATTTCCAGTCATGTAAAGAGCAATGGCTGCGCCAAGGAAGTGGCGACCATAGCTTGCTAACGCTGCTAGAATTTTCTCTTGCATTGTTACCTTTCCATCATTGTTTAGATCTTGCTTTGGCATTAGATCCTCCTATTTCTGGGCATTGTGCCCAGGAATTTTGGGTTTTACCCCAATTATATTGTACTACTTTTAGGCGGAAATGTCTACAAGCTCACAATTGCCGTCTGAGCTACAGGCAAGGGTAGCGTTCGTAGATGTTCCATCTTCTGTCTCATAAAATGATAAATCTTCCCAGCGAATGTCTTTAGGCATTTTTGCAACTAATGCGTCATACTCTGCCTTGTCAACTTCTTGATATGGGGCTTGCTTGTAGGTATGGTCTGAATGAGGAAGGAATGAAATTCCAGATACTTCATCAAAATGCTTGTACACCCATGCTCCTACCTCCATCCATTCTTCTTCTTTTACAGAAACTGTAATAGATGGTTTATGCTCACACCATGCACGTTGATAAACCAACCAAGTGTTTAGGTGATCAAGTGCTGTTAAATCAGATCTCGTAATTGCACCTTCTGGTGCTTTTACTGGAAATGAAAATACGTATGTGTCATTTGGCTTCATCACATCGTCTTCTACTGGAATACCAACTTCCTTTAAGAATGTTGAGATAGGGTCTCCCTTTGAGCCACGAACTGTACGAATATAATATTGTGAATGCCAAGGATGCATTCCTGAAGATACCCCGACCAATTGAGACACTGTTCCAGAAGGCTTTACACATGTAATAGCTGCAGACTCAGGAATCCCAATTTTCCCCGCCTCTTCTTTATTAATTTCTCTTGCATACTCACGAAGACCTGAAAGAGTCTTTTCTAACTTATCTAGCCCTTGCTTTCCTGAAAAAAACTTATGTCCGAATTGTCCTGTTAGAGAAACCCCTAGAAGGCGCTCTTCTTCTGTATTGTCTTTCCAAATCTTACGAAGATACTTGAAATCAGTTAGCGTAGCCTGCCACGTTCCAAGAATTGTTGCAAGGCGTACTTTATTTGATACATCTTCAACTGTGTCTTTTTCACGTAATACGACTTCTGAAAGATTACAAAACTGATAAGGACGCAGAATAATTTCTGAGCAAGGGTTTGTCCCGTAATGTACTTCAGGGTCCCTTCGTCCATATTTAGCTGCTTGCGACTGAGCGGCGGCAACATTATAGATTCCACGTTCTCCAGACTTTGAGTCATAAAGATTTTTCCATTCTGCAATAAACTGCTCCATCTCTGGTTTGCGTGAATAAGCAACAGAGTTATTAGATAATGCACGTTGTGGATTATTTTCCCACCAGTTTCCAGATTTAGCAGCAGCCATTTCAATATCATTAATGTTAGAAAGAGAAATCATTGCTGAGCGACGAACTCCTCCAACCACCACCACTTCACCAATCTTGCACATAATATCATGCGCCTCAATTGGCTTTAATTGACGACCTGCTGCATTTTTAAATTTAGCAATTGTAAAATCAAAAAGATTAATTAGTGGTTGTGGTCCTGAAGAACGACCTCCCATGGTTTTCAAACGAGCACCTGCTGGGCGAACCTTGCTAACATCAACTGCTGGAATATGTCCCGTCCATAGCAATGCAAGTAGCTCACGATATGCTTTTGCCCATCCCTGCTTAGAGTCTTCTACAACAATTACTGTATCTGATTTCTCAAAAGAATCTGGGACGGACGGCAACTTATTAATATATTTATATTCTACAGAAAATCCTACACCAGTTCCGCACATCAAAATATACATTGTTTCATCAAATGATCTTGGATTGTCTACTGGAACAAATGAGCAGTTATATCCTGCCACATTATCTCTTTCCAATGCGGCTCCAGATGTCATAACTGAACGCATTGAGGGCATGACATTTCTTTGAAATACACCGTCTTTTAATTCCGCTACAAGCTTTTCATTTGGAATATAATTATAATTTTCTTTTAGGTGATTTAACATAAAATCAAAATATCGATCTACTGTTTCACCCCATGTCTCACGACGATTCTCTTCTGGAATCCATCTTGCATATCGAGACAGCGCAATAAAATTTTCGTATGGGTTTGCAATAGTTTTTGACATTTTTGAAATAACACCTTTTCTCCGCCTTGCGGTTTTATAATTTTAGTTGAAGTCCTATTCTACCAAACTTCTATATAAAGGGGAAGGGGTTATTGAAATTTTTTAAAAATATGATCAAAGGCTTTATTAGTCAACTGAATCCAGTTATATTCTTCATGTATTTTAGTTGACTGGGCAAAGTAATACCCAGAATATGCTTTAAAATTTAAAATAGAATCATACATTAATTCTTCTAAATGCTTTTCATCTGGTTTAAACATTTCTCCTATATGAGGATCTCCTACTGCTTTAGGTAAGGTTTCAGATGTAAGGGTAGACCTTAGCTTTAGGGGTCCTATAAACTTTTTATAATGTGCCCAATGATAGGTTGATATAACTGGCATACCAGTCGCAAGTGCTTGCAGTGGTATAAACCCAAAGCCTTCTCCCCAGCTTGGGTAAATTAATACATGGTGTCTTTGATGTAATGCAACTAAGTCATCTATAGACATTTCATCTTTTATAACTTTAATATTTGAATAAACATCTTCTGGCAACTTTAGTTCGCCATTTTTATCATAAACTCTAACCGTATGATTATGATGACATTTCAATGTAAGTTGATATTTTGGATTATTGCCAAACATTTTAATAAATGTGTCAACAACTAGCTGACCAGATTTTCTTGGAGACGGTTCTCCAACATGTAAAAATTTAAAAACTTCATCTTCATTGTAAGATCTTTTTACTGGAGACCATTTTTCTTCAATGCCATGTGGATAAACATATATGGGCCTTGTAACTCCATTTTGTTTAAAAACTTCCGCACACCAATCTGAAGTTGCCCACACTTCATCACATTGATTAAATCTTTCAACCCAATCTTTTCTCATAGATGTTGATTCCCATGGAGTATAACCAATTTGATATTGATTTTTATGTAATTTATATAAATGGGGTTGTGTAAAATTTATCTGAACATCAGCTTTAGGGTTAGCATATGAAACCTCATTGCCTAAATATTGTAATGATTTTACAATATGTTGACCAGCATAACCAAATCCGACAGCGGGATTCAAGCCTGCCCAGATCGTATAATAAGATATTTTCATGGTATTTTTCTAGTCAACTGGCTTGACAGGGTTATCCTATCAATGTTATGATTATACTTCGTTATCTCTAAAGGAGGAAATGCCAATGGAGAATATAAAACAGCGATTGAGTGATGTTGCTCATAACTGGTCTTATATAGGAATGATAACATTATTCTTATTTACAGTCCAGCCTGGTCCAACAACATCTCAGGCGTTGACGGTGGAAACACCGAAATCAACGGTACAACTAAAGAAAGAAACCTTAGAGAAGTACAGCACTACTGTGTACAAGCCTTCTGAGACACTGACAGACAAAGAACTAAAAGAACTTTTATCAGCTGTTGGTTTTGAAGGAAAAGCCCTTAAACAGGCTTGGGCTATTGCTAAGTCAGAATCCAATGCAAGGCCTATGGCTTACAATGGTAACAGGAAAACTGGAGACAGTTCCTACGGAATTTTTCAGATTAACATGTTGGGTGAACTCGGCATTGATCGTAAAGAAAAATTTGAATTAAGATCGAATATCCTATTATTTGATCCAGTAATAAATGCAGAGATAACGTATTATATGACTAAAGGCGGAACCGACTGGTCATCATGGTCTTCCCTTAATGGGGCAAGATATAAGGAGTTCCTACTGGAATTCCAAAATTAGAAGGAGGGGTACGTGAAGATACAATATGTGTCTAGGTACCTCACACTAGCAGAGAAGGGCCTTGTTCCAAGACTTGAATGTCCGTTGGATCAGGGCCCTTTGATGTGTAACGAAACAAATGAAGGTATAATATACTTGTACTGCTTATCTTGTAATTTCAAGAAAACTGTGGGATTGGAATATTATGGAAAACTTAAATCAGCCGTCGATTCAAACTGACGGTGGTCACATAAAAGAAACTGATGCTATGGGAAGAGAAAAGTTTTGGGAAGATTTAGGTAGACCCGATGACGGAAAATGAAAAACCACAAAATTTAGAAGACAACCTGCCTATGGTTAATTATATTATGCTACACAGAATATATGACCTATTAACATTAATTGCAAACAAGCTTGTAGGACCAGAAGATGTATCTAAAATGATTCAATACCACGACCAAGGGTATCTGCTTGGTCCAGCCCCATCTTTTACTCCAGGAGAAGAAAAAGATGAGCAATCAGAGTGAGTATCCAGATAAATATTTAAACTATTATTCTCAAGTTATTAAAATTTGTGAACAATGTGAGCTATACTCGCAACTAGATGAAGAGTGCTTGGTTGTTGATCAGAGGGTATTTGATATTGTTACATCTGATTCGGCAATTTGCCCGATAGGAGAATGGTGAATAAAATATATATTGATCAGATAGCCTATAAAATGAATAGGGCGGAAAAAAATGTTTACGAAGACGTATCAAAAGCCACTGAAGCTTTAAAGTGGATGGTAGACAAACTAGATTCTTACTTAAATAAATGTATAAATGTTGAAAATGGCAACTGTTATACGGCATGGAAACATGACGAATGTAGGGTGCTTATGGAAATTCTTTATGACCTTACCCGTGATAAGAAGTACGAAGAGGATAAATGGATTTTTGACCCCAATAAAAAATTATTGTGGGAATAGTCAAAAATGGTTGACTTAGAATATATTTTATTTTATACTACATAAGTATAGGTTGACGCATCCCACAATTTGCTCCCTGTATAATGTGTAGCAATACACTAGGAATGCCCAATCGGATCCGCCTCTGATTGGGTTTTGTCCTTTCTTGGGGTATTGATTTATAATTTTTATTATAGTACTATTAAGGTCTACAGAAAAGGGCGGCAATGAGCGAACCACAGAAACCTCACTATGACGTTATTATAACTACCCCAGGGCATAGTATGAATCAGCTTTATGTATTATCTTTAGTGGGAACAATTAAAGAGCTAGAAAAAAGAGGAATTTCTTGGGCATATTTTTCACAGTATGCATCTAACGTAGTTGAGGCAAGAGAGAACACCATCCTTGGCGGAAGCAATATTCCAGAATCCCATAGAATTAATGAGCCTATGTTTGGCTCTGTAACGTATAATAAAATTTTTATGATTGACTCAGATATTGAGTGGCATCCAGACGACTTTATGAAACTATATGAGTCTGAAAAAGATGCAATTACTGGAGCTTATCTTATGGCAAGTGGTAACAAGACAACAATTTGCGAATGGAACCCAGAGGCCGTATTTGAAGCGCCACCGCATTTGGATAAACAACAAATTTTAGATAGAACAGAAATATTTCCGATTACTGGAAGTGGTCTTGGGTTTGCATGTATTAAAAGCGGAGTATTTGAGAGAGTTACTCGACCTTGGTTTTCACCAATGGTAGTTGAGGTTCCAGATAGACTTGGTGGCTCATACTTACTAACTTACTCAGAAGATATTTCATTTATACTAAAGATGAAAGACTACGGAATTCAAATGTGGTGTGATCCACTAGTAAGAGTTAATCATCTTAAAACCGTTAAAGTCGGTTGGGGACCACGCTAAAATAAAGTCCCTTCGGCAGGAGTCGAACCTGCGACCAATCGGGTAGAAACCGAGTGCTCTGTCCTCTGAGCTACGAAGGGTAAGTTCTCTTATCTAGACTCGAACTAAAACTAAAGGCTTCAAAGGCCTCTGTGCTGCCATTACACCATAAGAGATCAGAGAGCGAGTGACCAGAATCGAACTGGCACCATCTGCTTGGAAGGCAGAAGCACTACCATTATGCAACACTCGCAATGCCAGATCAGTTTATCTTTTACCACACTGTAAGGATTTAACCGAGTGCTCTGACAACACCGTGTAGACGTTCTGCAGAAACCGCTACATACTTGCGTAAACTTTCAACCGATGGAAAGCCATACAAGTGTTACTCGGCTGGTCCACCTGGACTCGAACCAGGAACCCCTGAGTTAACAGCTCAGTGCTCTGCCGATTGAGCTATGGACCAATTAGATGATTATACTATTTAAAACACAGGATAGCAATGTTTCACATGAAACATTTTGTATAGTGCGAAAAAAGTGCGCCGAAAGATAAGAACCTCTCTATCATACCAATACGGACATATAGTACATATACTCCTGATACAGACATAAGGTATAAATAGTACAGAAAAAGTGCGTCGAAAGTAGAAGACCCCATTTCCCAATCTACCCCAATTTACAGAATATGCCATATAAGCCTTCTAGGGGCCATATAAGAGCCTTAGCCCTATCTTCTGGTACCCAAGGGTACAAAGGGCTTTAAAAGGGCGGCAGGGAATTTTCTAGGCAGTTTTTGATTTCTTAACCTTACGCATATGAGTCCTAATACGATGACAATTAGAACATACGATCTCACACTTAGCAATTTCTTCATCAATCTTCTTCTTAGACAAGGTTGGAATAAGCTCCATCACATTGGCATGCTTCTTACCACGGACGTGGTCAAAGTCCATGACGTAGTATGGGAAATGTTCCTTACAGTCCATGCAAGGAGATGATTCTTTGAGATTACGGATGTATGTCGCCAAATATGCCTTCTGTTTGGCTATTGAAACCTTTTCGGTTTTCATATGATTATAATGCCTAATGTAAGGATCATATGGCTTAATTATAGCAAGAAAAACTTCCTAGCTTCCCGCCTTTTATTTTTTATTTAATTTAGATATGCAAGCAACACAGTAATTCTCAAGTATGCCTTTATAGTTTAATCTTTCTACATACTTGGGATTGTCGCAAAAATCACATTTAATATCCATATATATCCTAGTCGACTAGATTAATTTATCTCAGTAAATCTACTGTATCCCTGAACCTTTACAAAAGCAATATCTACCTGAGCCATAGCTATATTGATAGAGTCATCTAAAATCTGATGCTCTTGAATTATAGTAAATGGGACAAATCTCTTAATACGTAGATATTCTAGAATCTCTACCATACCTGGAGAACCTATATTATATGGGATTAAAGGAAGTTCTAGGATTAAAACAGAAGCATTCTTTAAACAGTATTCTGCCCCCTTTAAAATATCTAGTTCAGAACCTTGAGTATCTATCTTTATAAGATCAGGTAATGGCAAATTATTTTCCGCCACGTACTTATCCAAAGATATCGTAGTTACTTCTACTGGTTCTATATTATCAAATTCTTTTGTATCTTCCTTGTAATAAGAGTTGCCAGTATGATATCTATGATTTATATAAAAATCGACTTTTCTTTCTCTATCTGAAAGATATACTCTATGCCATTGATGATCAACATTTACTTCAATCTCAGGATACTCATATGGCTCAAATAGGTGATAGTTAGTGTCTTCATGTAAGTACTTGCTTATATTGTTAGTAAATGATCCATTTGATGCACCTATGTCATAAACTGTCTCAAGGTTAAACGATATAAGTGAGTTCTCTAGATAATAGAAGAGATCTTGCATTTTATCGACATCAGATGAGTTAAGTGCAGCAGCTAAGTTTATTTTCTTATCCAAGCTGATTACCCTTATATACTTGAATTGAATCAAGGAAATTTACTTTACGACTTGTGACGTATCCGCCTTTTTCGTCTAATTGTTGTCGAGCTGTAATTTCATCTGCAGCCAAGATCTGGATAATCATTTCTACTTTATAGGTGTAGCAAGTAGTGTTTTCGCTATCTGACATATTAATCCTAGTCGACTGCTTTTTATATCCTATTAAATGTTAATAAAATATTTTTTTTCAAATATAGCCTTTATATATATAATATATTTTTCTACTGGATACTCGGGAATTTAGATTTTAGCAAAACCCCCCTTTCCCCCCTTTAGCAAAAATGCTATAGTTGGAAAAGAGAGAAGCTTACCAAACTCCCGAATAACTACTCGGTATATTTGAGTCTCAGTGTAAACCCCCCGAAAACCAGTCTTAAGTATAACATAGCAGATTTTGTTGGGTCAATAGATATGATGAAATATTTTTAGTCGACTACTATTTTAGATATACCAAAATGTTAATAGGATTTTAATTTGTATGATCCAGGGTTTTAAAATGTCCGATTTGTCTATATAGTGCGCCCATAGATAGGCTAAATGTGACTTAACTCTCACACTTTTTTTTCAAATTGTCCGACATGTCCGATTTGCGACTTGATAAATGTCAGTCCCCCCTGCTAGGATTATAGTATAAAGAAAATTAAATAAGGGTAAATGAGCCTAGCAAATAATCCGAAAGGTGAGCCTAGCAAATAAATTACCTAAGTTTATCTAAAAAGAAAGGAGTTCCAAATGAACTCACTAAATATAGTAATAGACGCTAGCCATGCTATGGCTAGTAGCAATACAGGTGATCCGCTTGTGTTTCGTAATAGCGTAGGCAACTACATGAGCCGTAAGGCTTATCTAGAAATGCTAGCCTCTAAAGAGGGTTGCGTATCTCATAGATACCTAAGCCCTAGCGAGAGCCAATGGCTCATGGGTGTGAGATAACTCACACCGCATAGGTAGCGTGTCGGCTTGTAAATGTCGGCTCTATCTGATAGATTTCTCTTATTAACAAAACGAAAGGTAAACTAAATGAAACTAGATGAATATAAGGCTCTTATACAAGAGCAACGCAAGGCTAGCCTAGAGCAAGCCCTAACAGCATTAACTAAGGCTAATGCTACTCTTACTAATACTTTTAATGTAGAGGAGAATAACTAATGACTATCACCTACTCACTATGGCAAGGCAGTAATCTACTTAGTGTAGATAATAAGGCTAACTCTGCTGATGAATTACTAAAAGTAATGGCAGACCTAAATAAACTAGGTAAAAACTTTACCTACAATGTAAGAAAGGTAGAAGTAAACTAATGATGTCTAAATGGGATACTATCCAAGCAGATGTAGCAGATGCCTATATCGGAATAGAAGAAAACTTAGAGTGGGAAAAAGCCTACTACGAAAACTTGGCAGATAGCGATATGCTAGATGAAGAAGAACTAACACTAGATTGGGAGGACTAATATAATGATACCTAGCGGATTTGAATTAGTTATATCTAATGAATATGGATTAGAGTTAGATAGTTTCTTAGGTGCTATCTATCTACCATGGCACACGATTATAATCATTACTCTATCGGTAATTGCTTATAAGATTTATAAGAGGTTTTATAAATGAATCGCCTACTAACTAGCCTTGTGCAATTAGCCCTATTAGTCCCCGCCTTAATTGGTGTGCGGGCTATGTGGGAATGGCTAAAAGAAGATATGAGGGAACTCACACGATAGGCACGGCGTGTCGATTTGACAATGTCAGATCGGCCCGCATCTTTTGCGGGCGTTATCCACAGCTTTATACACAGGTGTGGAAAACCCCTGAAACCTGAGCGTAAGTTATCCACATGATGTAAATCACAAAAATAGTTCCCCGACACTCCCGAAAAATGGGCAAAAATGTCAGTGGTCTATGGTAGGATACTAGTATCAAGATTAAATAAAGTTTTAATCGCTTAAAGAAAGGTGGTCTTAAATGACTACACTAATCCGAGAGATTACTCTCTCTAATGTTCAAGCCGATGAGGCTAATCTAATCGTCTGCGTTTTTTGCTCAGACTACGCAAGCGAAATGTTTTGCGGAAATTGTAATGAATACAAGGGCTTAATGACCCTTGGTGAGTGGTTAGCATACACTCAAGAAAGTTGGGTGTTGTAATGTTATCTCAAAAAACTTTAGATAAAATCGTGTATGAATATCAACACGGGGGTGTTAAATCTAATCACCCTGAATTAACTACTTATGAAAGAAAGGCGTTGCTAAAACACCTTTTCTCTCTCCCTACTTATTGCAATCTTTGCAAGAATGGTGGTGTTCACTAATGCAAAAAGAAATGATAACTCTTTCTTGTCAAATATGCGAGAAGCCAACTGTAGAGGTGGCTCTTGAAGATTCTACTTATTTAACCTCTACATGTGCAGAATGTTGGGATTAAAAAATGGCAGATATGCAATTACTACAAGATGTTAGAAAAATGTCTACTCAAATTCGTAATGGAAATATAGATAGCGGAAATGCTTATCTAATGGGATACATGTGGGCAACACTCACAACAAAACAACAAAACGAAATTGCAAAATCATTTCGTAATGAATTAGCAGAAAGTAAGGAAAACTAAAATGGAAAAAGATATTTTTGGATTTGCCGATGCAATTAATTTGGATCATCTTAATTTAACTCAACTAAAAGAGCTGGAAAAGATTTTAGAAAAAATTAAATAATAGCGGCGTGTCGGCTTGACAAGATCAAGCTGGCCCGCAAAGACACGGGGTCGGGCGTGTCGTTACGGCATTGTTATAAAATCCCCTGAATTCTGTGAGATTAATCACAAAGCCCACGCTCCATATACTGAGACAAACCCTTGCAAAATTGGAAAATGTCAGTCCGTTCGTGTATAATTCCAGACATAGAAACAAACGAAAGGTGGCAACTTATGTCAGCAAATATCTATACAATCGAAAACCTACTTGTAGGAAAAACTTATCGCTCAAAAACTCTAACGGGTGAAATTATTTCAGCCGAGCCTCACCCTAAAGCGGTTTGGTATGATGGTTGCGAAAGTTATCTTGTAGAAATTCGCAACTCTAACGGCGGTTATGCTTATCGCACTCTCGCAGTAAAGGTTGGTGAATAATAATGGGATACATTGAAATTTTTAGAATGAATGACGAAGGTGCTGGCTGGGTAGATTTATCCGAAGCCACTACCGCTGAATTGCTAGACCTTTCACTAGGCTTAGAACTAGAAGGCTCTCCCGTTTTGCCAATTGTCAGTGGCAACTGATACAATACTCTAAACAAACAAACGAAAGGAAAACTAATGGGAAATATCTCAGAAATAATCGCTGTATCTTGTGATGAGTGTGGCGGTGCTGGCTTCTTATTTTGGGGCGATGAAAATAATTATGATGTAGAGAGTTGCGATTGCGCTCTAGAAAAGTGGGGTATCTAATGAATAAATATAAAATCACTTTAGCCTATGACGGCGAAGCCCCTCATTGGTCTATGCAATACTCAGATGAATTGCTTGCACATAAAGAATTTGCAAAGTTTCTTGATTGGGGTTTTGCTGATGAATACGCTACTGTAAATTTATTTACACCTAGCGGAAAATGCTATACTAAAATTTTTTATCGCAAAGATAGGTTGGTGGTTGAAAAATGATGACACGAAAAGATTACATTTCAACGGCTGAAATTCTAAAGTATCAGAGCAACAAAATTCACCCCGCTGTATTTTCTAAAGTGGTAAATGATTTTGCTGAAATGTTTGCTAAAGACAATCCCCGATTTGATGTAAAACGATTTCACGAAGCGAGTGGGTATCATGTTCCAAACTTCTCTTCGAGATAAAGTAAAACGCATTCAGGAATTGCGTCGCAGTAATGCGGCGCAACCTGTTCGCAATAA